CCTTCTCCTTCTTGAACTTCTCTTTGGTTGTAATTTGGAGCAACATCAAGGAAAATAGCGTTCGCCGACTTGTAATACTCGTAAGGAATGCCTGTTTTTGTCTCTTGGTCAGCGATAGACCAGTTTCTCCCCATTTCATCGTAAGGTCGCATTAGCTCCCATGTTCCTGTGGGGCTTTTCCTTTCTAGCCGGTAAATATCGAGTATCTTATTCCCTTGCTCGTCCTCGTCAAAACTGTACTCAAACTGCCCACTTATGAGGTCAAAGTTAAAACTAGGGTATCTCGTGTGGTTTATGTCATCCGCTTGCCACGTTCCTGATGCCGGAGTGGAGAGCATTTGGTATGCGTCTAGCCCGAGGTTTAAGTCCCTCGTTTTCATATAAATAGTGTAGTTAGAGGAAGACTCTGTCCCCGTCCAGTCTTCTAGCAAGTCCACTGCCCCTGTTCGATAAGTTGTATCTCTAAATATCATATGTTTATGGGTAGTTTACCCTACACGACCCAGTGTTTCCACTGAGCCGAAAGGAGAAACTATGAAGTTGCAAATGCTGTTGCCACAACACCGCTTCCTAGTACGAGTCCTTCTACATACCAGCGAGTAGCTGATAGGCATGTGAATCGTAGCTTTGTTCCGAGAACACCTCCAGTTGTAGTACCGTTCTGTGTCACAGCGATATGGGTTGAGCCGTTTCCTGTGAAAGCCGCTACTGCGTTTGAAGTATCTGTGTCTACGTTTGTATAACCACCAATCAAGAACTCTGTCGCTGCGCCAGTGATAACCTTTGCAGAGTTAGAAGTGATTGTAGTTGTGATGACGAAGTCAAAGAATGTCCCTGGTTTAGCAAGAGGAAGTGTATACACAATTCCTGCCGCCCTGTCGAAGAGAACTGTAGAACCAGATTCATCTACTGAGAGAGTACGAGTAGCACCCTGTCCTGAGATTATATTTCTTGAGTTCCTTAGCTGTTTTACGAAAGGACTGAATCCGTCTGATATAGCCATATGTTTTGTGTTTTATTGGTTAATAATGTCCCCGAATAAAACTACGCGACTAGGATATCGAAGAGGACTGGAGCAGTCTTAGCCCAAGCCTTGAACGCGTAGTCTACACGAGACTCGAATCCAACACCTGAAATCTGACCACCACCAACTACTGGATTCTGGACTTCCTTCATCTTTCCGTAGGTTGAACGAACAATACCTGCGTGGAAAGCTTTCTTAACACCACCGAAAACGTGACCAGCTGTGTGCTTTGAAGATGAATAGTGTTCTACACCACCATACTTAAAGCCTTGCTTGATACCGTTCTTAAGAGCGTCGTCTGCTACGTTGAAACCTTGTGAACTTGCAAGAGCTTCTACTTTCTCGTAGTCAGCCTCGCGCCACATGATGAACGCACCATTTCTTTCCATAAGGTCACCTCCACCAGCTGTTCTGATAGCTGTCTTCATAGCACGAATAATGTCGTCTACGTTAGTTACAGCCACAGTAATGTTTCCAGCTCCACCTCCGATACTTGCGTTGTCAAAGTTTGTCCACTGAGCGTGCTCTGCGAGCATTGCAGACTCAATAGTTTCGTTAAGCATAGTACCCATGTTGTCAGCAATCTGCATGAAATCACTGAAAGTCTTCTGAGCAAGGTCAGCATCGTCAATGTGCTGTGCGCAATACTTGTATGTGCTGATAGTAAGAGTGTCATCAACAGTTGCTACTGCTGTGCTTGTGTAAGCTGAACCTCTTGTACCTGTTCCGACAGTTGCGTCAGTGAGGTACGGGTTGTGAAGAACACGGTCGTTTGTATACTCTACGTTACAAATCTCTTTCCACTTCATTGGAGCATCGAGTCTTTCTTGTAGTCGGACTTCAAACGCTTCCTTATATACGATAGCCATTTTGGTTAAATTAAATTAGTTTTAATTACCAGACTATTTGATTACTGATTGTAAAACTTTTTTCCGGTGCTATCCTTCTTCATCTTTGCGGAGACATAGGCTCTTCGTAGCTCTGTCATGCCTTGCGGTGGCATTTCATCCTTCGCAAGCCAGTATTCAACGCTATCCTGAGCACTCTGCCCTGTACGCTTAGACCCCGAAGGGGTTGCCATGGAAGTAGCCTCCAACTCTTTAAGTTCCTTGAGTTCTTGTAAGAAATACTTGTTAGTTACAACGTCATCGAGAGATTTCCCGGTGTTAGCCATAAATTCCTTCGCGAGTTCTACCTCTTTAGCACTTTTTACTTCGTTCACTGCAAGAAAAGCTTTCTGAGAGTAATCAAATTCACCTGGTGTGCTTGGCTTTGGGTTGTCAGATGATTTCTTGAGCTTTGTTTCAGCTCGCTTCAATCTTCCTTCGAGTTCCCTTGCTTTCGCTTGCCAATCGACTTCACCTCCATCATCTTTCTGAGCTTGTGGCTCTGTTGGTTCAGTAGGTTCCATCTCTTCGTTGTTAAGGTCAACGTCCTGTGTGTCATTAGTCATAATGATATGTTTTAGTCATTCAGGAAGGAATGATACTTTTGTTATCGACTTTTGGTAGGAGTCATAACCTAATGTTTATAGTGTAGGGTACATTTCTATTGGTATACAATAGTGATGTCCGCGGTTCCCCCAATCGTTGCGTAGAGTCCTGTGTTAAAGGTTTCCCCGAACAACGCTATATATCTCTCTTCTGCTGAGAAGGTGATTGTGTTGTTAAGAACTGTCCCTGCTGCTGAGGTGTTATCCCATAGCTTGAGAGTCCCTGATGTGTGGGAGTTTATTATAACTCCGATAACACACCCGTAACCTGTTTTAACAAGTGCGCTTGCTGATAGATTTAATGCTTTGTTTTCCATACTTAAATAGCTTCATTATAAGGGCTTTCGACCGCCTCGCCCTCTTTCTTAATAGTTTTTAACTGGTCAAACACAGAAGCCGCTAGGTGAACCCCCTCGAATAGTCCGCGAAGGTTCGCCCCAATTTCTGCGTCCGACACAGCCTTTTCACCAGCGTAAGCGTTTGATATAAAGTTAAAAGCAGGGTTTTTATATTCAAATGCCTCCTCTGGCTTTGCCACTCCGTTGTGGTAAATGCCCGCAAGTAAGACTTTCTTTACTGCTTCGTAAAGAATAGTATCTTTGCAAAATGATTCGATTTTGTCTACTTCGATATCTGATAAGTATTTTAGTGTTGCCATGTGGTTTATTATTTATTTCTAAACTCCGACAGGAGTTGGTTGTGGTTCTGCTTGTTGTGTTTGCGTCTCTGTCATGCCCGAGAAGTCAATAGGATTCATGCCGGATTCTTCGAGAAGCTGGTTGACGGCTTTCCCGATTCCTTTCTGTTGGAAGGCTTGAGGATTTCTCATGATTTCCCTTAGTATGTTTGTAATCTTATCCGCGTTCTGTGCCATTGTTCTCTGCTTTCCCTTCACGTTCACAAGTACGTTCATTGGGATTTTATCTAGCTCCCCCTTGATTACCTCGAAGAACTTACGATTGCCTCCTTTCTTGAACTCTTCCATTTCTTGTGCGAAGAGAGCTTCTCGTGCTCCTTCTTCTACAATTACACCGCTTAGGATAGTTTCTTTAATCTTTTCCTCTACTTTATTATTCACGATTTGCTCACCGATTTCTATCATTTCATCAAGTGACAGTTCCTCTGAAAAGGTTTTGCCCGAGTTAAGGTCATCAACCATCATTTGTAAAATCCAGTCTCTATACAGTTGGTCTGCAAAGAATGTGGCGATTTTCCCTTGGCGATATTCGTGTATTCCTTCACCTTGCTGAATAACTGCTTGCTGTAAGGCAAATGGAGTTCCTGAGACTGGGTTTGTACCGAGCTGTGCGTCTCCTGCCGACCCAATAACCCGCGCGTTGTTTACTTGCCTGTCTTGGTACTGAGTGAACTGAGGAAGATTTTGTAGTGTGCCGTCAAGTCTTTGGGTAACTGAACCTCTTTCCACTTTGAGAACAGTGTTATGTTTTAGGTCTGCCAGCTTTTGCCCTCCGATTTCTTCTGAGTCTGATATAAGGACGTTTACTGCGCTATCAAGGAGTTGTCTAATCTTAATTGCTGAGTAGTTATTCCATACCTGTGGCTCAAAGAGGGACTCAACGATAGAACGTCCACATGCGCGTCCTTTCGAACGTACACGGTCAATTTTAAGAGCTTTGAAGTTCTTTGTGAGTGGTTTATCTTTTCCTTTGTAGAGAGTGATACCTTGTCTTTGGTTTTCTGCGTCTGTGTAGAAACAAACGATTTGCAATTGGTCTGCGTATTCGTATGGGTCTGCGCTTTCGTCAATCCATACTTTTGGGAGTCTTCCTCGTAGCTCGTAGACTTCAATATACTTTCCGGGGGTCTTTGCTGTTTGGTCGTTGGCGATTCTTACTTTCTTTGACTCTTCTGAGAGGATAATAGCTTCGTCAATCTTATCTGCATTCCACTTTCCTTTCATTTCTACAAGTTCAGAAATAGAGTAGTAGTGTCGTAGGCAGAGCGGGCCTTTAAGCACGTCTGTTTGGTCACAGAACGCTATGGAACGAAGGTCTATTACTTCGGGGACATCGTTGTTAAAGTTCTTGATAAGCCCAAGGTCGTAGATGATTGAGGTCTCTACAAGGTCGTCAATAATCGTGTCTAACTCATGTTTTCGCGCCCACTGTGGGTGGTACTTTTTGATGATGAAAGACATATAGCTTTTCTCTATATTGTCCACGAAAGGTACAATGTCTGTAGCGTTGAAGCCTTCTGTTCTAAAAGCTACGTTGATTATAGGAGTGACAATGTCGTCATACGGACGGTTGCCGTCATTCTTCCCTGTGTGATACCAAGCGTTAGCCACATTCGTGCACCGCTCGATATGTTCGTACATATTCCAGTCCTTCGCCGAAGTAAGAGGAATACGCACTGTCTTCCAGTTGTTTTCCTCTTGCTTGATATAATCAAAGACAGTAGTGTTTTCCATTTATTTGAAAATTATTCTATGCGCGAAAATATCACAGCCTAGTCTTGACCTCCACATCATCTTTGCGAGATTAAGAAGTAATAGCTTGTCGCATTCTCCTTCTGCTGATTTTCCTTTCACGATGACTCTAGTCTTGAGCACAGCCGGCCGTAAGTCATAAAGTGCTTGCCCTATATCGTCTGTTTCTACTTCGTGGATTTTGTCATTGAACTCTACTCGCAAAGAGTATTTGAACTTTGTTTCTGGCTTCTCTGCTACTTTTTTCACTACTTTTTTCACTACTTTTTTAGCGGTCTTTTTAGCAACTACTTTTTTAGTTTCTGTCATATAGTGTAAGTGTATGGTACGTTTTTAATTCGTGCAATGCATCATATAGCCATGTTAATTTCTTTTTCTTCCTCATGTGCTATCTCTCTAATAAATTTTGGCGGTTCTTTCAACTCAAAAAACATTCTCATCATAAAAATATCTGCAAAGTCCGGGCTTCTCCCGAGTAGCTCTTTGATTTCACTTTTAGGGATAATAGCGAGCTTTGTGTTTGCTGAGTCATCTGTTTTTTGAACAACGTCGAGCTCTTCAATGAGTTCTGATATTGCTTTTTCTAAGGTGTAGCCTTCAATGTTTGTCTTGAAGTTTGTTATTTTAACAAGCATTTTTCTGTCATTGACCATTTCGGAAAGTTTGAAGTAACACTGGCATCTAAAGTTTTGAAAGTTTGCTGGCTTCATCTTGCTGGTGATGAAATCCCACACAGAAAGAGGACTAGAGGCCCCGTTAAAGCCTTTTATCCCTCTCATGCCATCTACTACACCCCCACCGACTCCACCCTCGTCAACGATGATATTTTGCCACCCGACTCCTTCTGTAAGCGCTTCGTCTCTTATCTTTTCGATGGTTTGGTCTATTCCTTGGTAGGTGTAGACTCCGAGTGAGTAAAGTTCTAATCCTTTGAACGTCCCTATGACAATCTTGTCTCCGCCGAAGCGTGCTATGTCGGCTACAATAGTTTTTACTTGAGAATTGTTCACGAGAGTATTCCTTGTTAAATCACAAATAGCCTCATATAACATTATCTTTTGAGGGTTATCGTCAAATTCAAAGTTCCCTTTTAAGAGTCTCTCTTTTGTTACTTTGTCACTTCTTTCTAAATTCGTTATATATGCTTCTGGCAAATAAGGATTATCCCCGGGTAAAGCTCGAATAAAAGCACGGTAAGAAGGAAGTGTTTTATCTTTCCAAGGCTGATAATAATCTCGATAAACATGCCCTTTGTTTGGGTTGAACGTTTCAAGCCAAAATGCTTTCACTTCTTTTCCGTTCAAGTTATTTTTTCTTCCAACACGAGTTTTTAAGATAGACTTAGCTTTTTCAGGTGTCTCATTCGACTCGTCAATCCACGCCCACGTTATTTCGAGCGAACCAAAGCGCGTATACTCTGGGTCTTGTGGGCTATACGCAGTGTCGAGTAAAAGTATTTGTGACTTGTTAGGAAAAGTAATGACTCCCTGTTGCGCGTCATACTTATACGAGTTTTCCCTATAGCCCATTTCGGCTAAAATCTCAAACAATGTAGAGAGTGTTGTAAGCCTTAGTGTCTTTAATTCCTTACGCCCAATAGCACAACGAGAGCCTGGGTACATTTCAGCGATTGTGATTGCAAGATAACAACCGAGCCGAGACTTTCCTCCTCCGGCCGCTCCTCCATAACCTAATTCTGTTATGTGAGGCGATTCCCACGCTTCCCATGCCTCGGACTGTTTTGGTAAAAGGTTAATTACTGCTTCCATTCTACGTTCTACGCTTTATTAACGACAATCGTTTTTATTTCAAAATCTTTACCGTCTTTACCTGTCTGCTCTACTCCTTCTCTGTAACCATGCTTTGTGAGGAGGACTTTTGCAATAGTTGGATTGTAGTCTCCTGAAAGTCCTTTGTTTATAAGCATATTAGCCTGCTTTTCTTGCAATTTGTCAATAATGTCCGAAAACTCTTTATCTTCTTCCTTCCACAAATACAACGTAGAACGTGCAACGTCAAGATATAACGCTAACCCTTCTATACTAGGAAGCTTTACTTTTACTATCCTCTCGTACCCATCTGACTTTTCACCTCTTGTCTTGTGGTACTCGGTTTCTTCGTCTTCGCACTCTTCGATATAAAGTTTTGCTCTGTCGCGAAGTTCTTGATTTAGAATTGTTGGTCTTGCCATAGTTATTAACATAAGTATACTATACCCCTTGCCAATTTCAAGTTATAATTGTGAATAAATGAAGGTTATAAAACTTAATTTTAGAAAAACTACTTCCACTTTTATAAACGATGTCCCCAAAGTTGAGTGCTTTGGTAACTCTCCCCGATGTCTTAGAACATATATTCCAACAAGAGAGAACCAAGACTTTTGTATTCACTGTCTATCTCATTATGACCCTAGAGGAAAATATAAAAATATCCCTGTTGAGAAAACTACTTATAAGAAAATAAAGATAATCCTCGGATAAAACAAAAATCCCCTCGCGGGAATTAGTGCCAAGCATTAAGCTCGTTGTCTATAGAGTTAGCTAACAAGACTATTATATACTTATCCCCAAACATTTGCAAGCTTTTTGTCAAGCACAAAGCCCACTGCGTCCAGTGGGTAGAAAAAATGTGCACAGGGGAAAATATAAAACCTGCTCCCCTAGTATATCTCAGTCTGCTCACAGACACCACCCACAAGGTCAAAATTTGCCCCTCTTGCCCTGCATTCTTCCATTTGTGCTGTCCAGTACGCGTCCACTATTTTGTCGTTTCTATTCGACCAGTAGAGCATCATTCCTCCGAGGAGAATAAAGATTAAGAAGTAAATTATTCGTGACATAGTGTGAGGACTCTTTGAGTGTAAATTTTGTTGATAAACTGATTCTTTGATAATGGTTTTGCTTTTGTATATTTTTGATATTCTTTGTACATGACTTTAGCATATCAAGTATATCTATTCTTGTCCTGTGGATAGCTTTTCTGCGTTGTTATTTATACAGTTTACAGGTCTTCTAAGGTATAACAGATATTCTTTCTCTACGTCAGTAAAATCTACGCTTCTGGTGCTTCCTGTTCTTAGAATGGTTATTTGTTTTCCTTCTGGCAGTCTTCTCCACGCGCTCCAAAATTGTCTACACGCTTTGTCTCTGTCTTCATCTGTTTCAAAGTAAAGTTTCCATTGGTCGTAGCCGTTGTTCCATTTGTTTTCTAAGTAATAAGGACTAGCTGTTTGTTCTATTTTCATTCTTGACATGTTTCTTTGGGTTGAGTTGATAAAAAAAATAAG